GTGGTACTTCTATAACAGGAACATCAATGACAGTAGCAACGGATTGTTCTGGTGTTATAGTTGATGTTGCAGGTAGACATGGTTTAATGAAATACTATAACTATGGAACCGGTTTAATAGGGGCTTGTTCTAGTACAGATGGGGGTATATCAATGTGGGTGGGTAGATTTGCAGGAACTATAACATCCCCTACAGCATTATATCAAGACCTAAAAATACTTAATAGCGGAATTGCTACTTTTTCTTGTAGAATAGACACACCGGGTTTAACAATGGGAAACATTGGACATTACCAAAATTATAGAAATACATCAGGATGTTTTGCTATATTTTGTGCTTCTCAAGGTGCAGTATTATATGTTACATCAATGCACAACAATGGTAGAAGTACGGCAATAGTAAATTACGCAAATGGTGTAACTGGTGGAGCGGCTATTTCTATTGTAAACCAAGCAACACCATATGGCCCTGCATCTTTAGGATTTGCAGTTTGTGCAAATGGTTGGTTATATGCACATCATTATTATGGAGGCCCTATGGATTTTTACGCAATATCAATAGGTGGTACATTTGTATGGGCTTTCTAATAAAAACTATACTTTTCAAAAAAATTTACAATATATATTTATATACACAAACAAAAACAAAACTAAAATTGAATTATGGAAAAAATTAGTCTTAAGTTACATGAGTTCTTAACATTAGAAGCAGAATTATTCGGTGTTAAAAATCAACAAACAGGAGAAGTTACATCAAAAGGTTTATTAAACGAAAAACTTTCATTAGTGTCTAAATTCTGGTTAAACGAATTAGGAAAGAAAGTAGCATCTGAAAAAGAAAGCGTTGAAAAACTAAGAGAAGAATTGATTAAAAAATTAGGTACAGAGGAAGAAGGACAAGTTTTCATCAAAATGTACGATGAAGTAAAAGATGAAGAAGGAAATACAGTTTCCCGTTCATTAACATCAAACTTTATTGAATTTAATCAAGAGTACGAAAAACTATTATCAGAGGAAAAAGAATTAGAGTATAGATCATTTGATTTATCTGAATTAGCAAATGTAGAAACCGAAGGAAACTTAAATGTATTCTTCAAATTGGTTAAAGCACCTACTGAATAGTAAAATATAATCTCATAAAAAATTAAAATACAAAAGTCCAATTCATAATTTAATGTTTTGGACTTTTAATTTATATTTATATTGAGAAATAATAAATTTAAATTAAAGCATATAAAATGGCAGAGAAAATAGTATCACCAGGCGTATTTACAAAAGAAAACGACCTTTCATTTTTACAACAAGGTGTAGCTGACATTGGAGCAGCATTCATTGGCCCTTTTAAAGAAGGCCCATTAGTACCAACAATCGTAAATTCACAAGCTGAGTTTGAAACATTGTATGGTGTAGTTGATGACACATATTATACTCCTTTAGCAGTACAATCATATTTAAGAGAAGCAGGAACTGCAACAATTTGTAGAGTGGCAGGTATTGGTGGATATACTGGACAAAATCCTTTATTGTTCACATTAACTACGGGTTCAGTATCAGCATCAGTTGGTATTTTATTCCCTACCGATAAAAACACATTAACAACAGGATTGAGTGGTTCATCACTTACAACCTTATCAAATGGTGATTTTATCATTAGTGTAACAGGTTCAACAAATTTCGCAGGAACATCATCATTAGATTCACAAGATACAAACGATATTGAAGCAACATTTGGTACATCTCCATTAGGAGCTAAAGGTGCATATGTTTACGGATTTTTCAAAAACCATAGTGTAACAATTGGTACAAACACATCATCTAGCGTAACTGTATTAGATGACCAATTATTTACATTTGATGCACAAGAAGCAGTAACTCCGTATATCAAATCTCAAACAATTTCTGGTGATAGATACAATCTATTCCAAATTGAAACGATTGGTGCAGGAAACACAGCAAATAGTAAAGTTAAAATAGCTATTTCAAATATAAAAGCAGCAGGTAGTGTAAATGGTACTGATTATGGTACATTCACATTAGTTGTAAGAGGATATTCTGACACAAATAAAAAGAAAAATGTATTAGAAACTTATTCTAATGTAAACTTAGACCCTAATTCTCCAAACTATATTAGTAGAGTAATTGGTGATAGAAAAAGAACAATCGCATCAGATGGTAAAATAACTGAAACAGGTGATTGGGTTAATAATTCAAAATATATTAGAATTAAAAACTTAAATGAATCAGCACCAGTTCAAGCAGTTCCATTTGGTCACGCAGCATATCAATTACCTATTTCAGCATCAGCTGGTGTAGGAGCTTTGATTCCTGCAGTAACATTCGTAAGTGCTTCATCAACTGTATTTGGTGGTATTGATTTAGATGGTAACACAGATAACTCAATTTATATCAAACCAATTCCAACAGGAGCAGGTGTAGGTTCTAATTCAGTATTTGGTTTAGACGCATCAAATGGTGGTACATTAGCAGTAGGTGATACAACTGCACAATTCGTAGTAGCATTCCAAGAAGGTTTTGATGGTATGAATCCAACAACTCCAATTTATACTGGAACAAATATTATAGAAGGTAACTCACAAGGATTAAATTTGACTAACTCATTATCGTCAGGTTCAGTAGCATATGGTAAACACATATCTGCATTATCTAACGCTGATGAATTTGATATCAATATGGTTGTAACTCCAGGTGTTATTAGGAGATTACATTCTTCGGTAGCAACTTCAGTTTTAGATATGGTTGAACAAAGAGATGATTGTTTCTATATTATGGATACAACTGCAGCGGGTGATACAATTTCACAAGCTACAACACAAGCAGACTCAGTAGATTCAAATATGACAGCAACTTACTACCCATGGGTTAAGACAATTGATGTTAATACAAACAAATTGATTTCAGTTCCACCATCAGTATTACTTCCAGGTGTATTCGCAGCAAACGATAGAGTAGCAGCTGAGTGGTTCGCACCAGCAGGTTTGAATAGAGGTGGATTAGTAGGAGCAGTTAGTGTAATAAATAGATTAACTCAGTCTGAAAAAGATACTCTATATGAAGGAAAGGTAAACCCAATCGTTCAGTTCCCAGGACAAGGTATCGTAGTATTCGGTCAAAAAACTTTACAAGATAAACCATCTGCATTAGACAGAATTAATGTAAGACGATTATTATTAACTGTAAGAAAATACATCGCATCTACTTCAAGATACTTAGTATTTGAACAAAACACATCAGAAACAAGAAACAGATTTTTAAATATTGTTAACCCTTATTTAGAATCAATCCAACAAAGACAAGGTTTGTACGCATTCCGTGTTGTAATGGACGATTCAAATAATACTCCAGATGTAATTGATAGAAACATTATGAAAGGTTCTATCTTTTTACAACCAACTAAGACCGCTGAATTCATTCAAATTGATTTCAACATCTTACCAACTGGAGCAGCATTTAACGGATAATTTAAGAAATAGATATTTATAATAGAAACAATAAAAATAAAAAGAAATGCCAGAAATATTAGAGTTTGATAAAATTTTTTATAAGAATTTTGAACCTAAGTTAAGTAATAGATTCATTATGGAAATTAATGGTATAGAATCATATATCATCAAAACTGCGAATAGACCTACATTCACATCGGAAGTAGTTGAATTAGACCATATTAACGTAAAAAGAAAGATTAAAGGAAAATCTACATGGGACGATGTAACGATAACACTTTATGACCCAATTGTACCATCAGGTGCACAACAAGTTATGGAGTGGGTTAGACAATCACATGAGTCATTAACAGGTAGAGATGGATACGCAGCTTTCTATAAAAAAGATGTAACATTCTATATTTTAGGCCCAGTAGGTGATAAAGTTGAACAATGGACTTTAAAAGGAGCATTTATCAATTCAGCTAACTTTGGTGATTTAGATTGGAGTTCAAACGACCCAGTTTCAATTGAACTTACACTTTCGTATGACTACGCCGTACTTGAGTTTTAATTTAGAATAAAAATTATAAAAAAAAAGGGGGATGCAGAAATGTTATCCCTTTTTTATTTTTTAAAAAAGTGTATATATATTATTAAACACAAAGTTATATTATTTATGGAACAAAACATAGAACAACAAGTTACAAGAGGGTTAGGTACACAACCAACTCAAACACAAAAATCATTCGCATTCCCAACTGAAACTATATCATTACCTTCAAAGGGATTGGTGTATCCAGAAAGTAACCCCCTATCAAAAGGAGAGATTACAATCAAATTAATGACTGCAAAAGAAGAAGACATTATTACAAATCAAAATCTAATTCGTAAAGGATTACATTTGGATAAGTTATTGGAATCAGTAGTAGTTGAACCAGGAGTAAACATTAATGATTTGGTATTGGGTGATAAAAACGCAATCTTAATTACATCTAGAATATTAGCATTCGGTACTGAGTATGATGTAACAATCAACGACCCTGCAGATAATGAACCTGTTCCGGTTACAATTGATTTATCTAAAATAAAGATAAAAGAAATTGACGAAAGTAAATTAAATAGAGACAACGAATACGAATTTATACTTCCAAAATCAAAAACACCAATTA